ATTTTCAAGTACACTTAAGATTCCATTTGTTTCATCTTCAGAAAAGAAAAACTCTTCTTGATTAAGATTAAAATAATCATTATTTTTGGAAAGCTTTCTTGCAGTGTCAGGTAACATAAATAAGTACATCACATTGTCATCATCAATATAACCATCGTCTGTTGTATTATACGCATCTAAATATGAAAACATACCATATCTAGATAGAAACGATTCATAGTTTGATGGTGTTGCCAATACAAATGAATGACTTTGTAGAGGTGCAATTAATTTAGTTAATTCCACCGATTCTGGATCTGAACCCATAGATGGCGCTGTTGTAAATGAAGATTCCAATAATTTATTTAAATTATAGGTATTTCCTAAAGAATCAAATCCTTCCGTTTGAAATTTAAAATTAAGATCCTTAGAACCTGTTAAATTTCCTTTAACTCCATCTGTTATTAGATATTCAATACCGATAGAAGCTCCTTCACTTGGTATTAATCCAAATGAACCATTTCCAAAATAAAGATCTAATCCTCCTGTAATTCCGGTTTTTACTAAATATCCTTTAGTTCCAACCTTCATATCATATAATGAATCGTATTTTGTCCAAGGTTCTCCATTAACACTAACCTTTATTGAATGGTGATCTGTATTCTTTTTAATAATAACATTAAATGATTGCAATTTTTCACCAGTACCTGTAAGTATTTGACTTTCTATTTTTCCTTGAATAACTGGAATATAAATATATTCTGGATTACTTTTTTCAATTCTAAATTGATCGTTATTTGTTTTTAAGATATATTGTAAACCATTCTTGTTTGCCTTAATCAATGTATTTGCTGGAATATTAATAGCATCTCCCGCAATTTCATTAAATGCACTTGTATTTAATCTAATTTTAATTTCACCAATTGATGAACTTCCTCTAAATGCATCATGACCTGCAAGTCTTGCAAGTCCATATATAGATTCAGCATGCTGTGCTGTTAATATATTTTGTTCAACTACAGCATCTTCTATATAGAAAAAAACTAAGTTTGTTAGTTCTGTTAATACCTCTAGTATTTGTGCAAATGGAGAGGCAGTTGTAAATAATTCACCTGTTCTACCATATAATCTACTAATATATGTTCTAGTGTCTGTCAACATTTCGGTAGTTTTAATCCTAGCCGCCGATAAAAATTTTAATTCTGCCATCTTTTTTATATTTTATACATACAATCCTATACCGTATTTGTTATCAACTACGATATCTATATAAACTGCATTTCTTTCAGATTCTGTCGTATATTCTACATTAACATCAACTGGATATTTTTTTGATAATGGAATATATTGTGATATTGCATTAGAAACTACTCCCTTTAACATATCATCATTATACATAAATGAATATACATAATCCTCAAGGTTTAATCCAAAATCAGGTACACCCATAACATCTCCTTTAGCTGTAAAAATTAAAGTTTCTATTTGTGTTAATAATAATTGGATATCCTCATCGACTTGCATCTGATCGTATCTGAAATTAGGATCTCCTATTGTCTTTATATATAGTTCCATAGTATTATATATTTGTTTAAGAATGCATCATCCAATCAGTACCTTCATCGGTCTTAATTTCTTCAACAACCTTTTCTAACTCTTCTTCTCCAAGACCTTTAATGGCATCGGCATTTACTTCAATATTTCCAGGAAGTGCAAATCCAAATATAGATAATTTTTGTCCTAATGAAATTTTAATCTTTGCTGCGCAATATCTGAAAAATGCTTCATCGCCAAAGAGTGCACATTCTGGAATTGTTTCATATACTTCTAATATGATATCTCTCTTTGGAGTTTCTCCAGTAAATTTTAACTCATGCGTTAATTGGTTATAATGATAACTTATTGGGTTTTGAATAATTTGTCTTGCTAAATCATAAAAACTTTCGTTAATAACATAAGCTTGTAAGTTTTCTGCGGCAGCCGCATTATTTGAACCACCATACATTCCACCCATTAATATTCTCTCTACTGAGAAATCTCCTTGTGTAAAGTTAATGTCCATTGAACCACCCCAGTTTGAACCTGTTTCAAAACAACCATAAACTGAATAAATTTCATTTCCTCCAGTAATAGGGCTCTGTCCCGGTAATGTAAAAGATCTCTTATTTTTAAATTGTTGAGAAGAAAATAATGTAATGGGTAATACCATAAAATTCTCTTTAACTGAGTACTCATAGTTTTTATAAAACCATTTCTTTGCGTTCTTTACTATATTTTGTACTTCGGATTTTGGAAGACTCATTGGAATCATACATGAACCGGTAACATCATTTGCTAAATCGTTTACAAATGTATTAAAACAATCTGTTGCCCATATTGGATCTTGTAATAAATTGTCATCTCCTATAATAATTCTACTCATGCTTTTTTATTTTTATTTTTATATAAGTTTATATTTAACAATTTCAACATCATTAAATTTTGCTATTTTTTTATCGTATGTACCTTCTCTAAATATTCCACCATACATCGTTCCTTTAAATACTCCCATACCATATATATAACAGTCGTTCGCTACACAAGATCCATGGACATACGATGAATCTATTTTACTTGATTTAAGCTGTGTTGACGAATAAAAATTACAGTAGTGAATATCAGATCCATGTATATCACATCCATACATATCGCATTCGGTAAATTCTCCTCTTAAGAAACATCCAACAAATTCATATCCATGTAAATCTACGCAATACTCTAATCTTCCATCAGATACTTGCACTCTTCCACTATCTGAATCATAATTAATATGTCCTTTCGAAAGATCTCCGTGTGTAAATAATTTTATAACTCTTTCTTTAACGCTTGGCCAATAAAGATCTACGATTTTTGGATTATCTTTTAAATCAACTGTAAATTTTACATTTTGCCAATTATCTTTAATAGTTTTCCAATCTCTTCTTGCATCTATTATTCTTTGATTTTCTGCAATAATTTTCTTAAGTTCAATTGCATTTAATTGAGAAAATTCAGTATTTTCAGTAGATTTCCATAGTTGCATTAAGAAGCTATCAACTAAATGTAATATTTTAGTTGTTTTCTTTTCCCATTCAGCACCACCAATGTATCTAAATTCTAAATAGTTTTTGTGTCTTTTATCAAAATTTATACCATAGTATTTTGAATCGGGAAATATGAAGTTTTGTTGATTAATATATTTACCATCAAAAAAGTAAGTGTCCTCTTTAGGTAATACAAATTTTATGGATTTGGCGTACGCTGAGAATTCTCTCTTCGGAAACAGTTTAAAAACCTGTTCCTCATTAAAATCTAGAATGAATTTAAGAGTATTCATCTTTGCGATTCTATATTTATTATCTATCTTAGATTTATCAAATGAGAGATTCAGGTGAATCGAGGAACGGTCATTTGTATATCCATTCTCTTCAATCCACTGGCATACTTTAATTATCATTAAACGTGCAGCAAAATATGGAAGAGCCCCCGTTACAAGTTCAAGAAGTTTAGCGCCTCCTGACATATCGGGTTCTATTTTAAACTCATCGCCAGTTACCACAAAATCACTATGCGATTTCTCTTCTAAATGAATTTTCTTTCCTAATAGCTTAGCTAATTTATCAGTGGTTTCCTGTGGAGATAAATTTGAATAAAATTCAAATTCAACACCTACTAGGGCATTTTGCAAAATAGTTGCATCATTAATGTTATTCATTACTATATAGATATATTACTTAAGTTAGGTTATATATCTTAGTTTTAATTATAATGTAAATATAAACAAAAAAACCCAGATTAAAAAATCTGGGTTGTTAAATTTATGTTAAAGTTATTAACATTATAGTTTCAAGAAAACCTTTCTTGTATCGACATCGATTCTTGTTATAGAAACTGTGATTGGACTATTTTTTGTAAGTGCATCAATTTCCATACCCTCTGGCAATTCTGAAATATGAAGCAATCCAACAATACCATCTCCAATATCTACAAATACACCATATTCTTTTACAGATTTAATTATACCTGTAACTTCAGTTGGAAAAGATTTATATTTTCCTGCGATTTCTTTCCAAGGATCTACTGTTTCTACCACATCAAGTTGAGTTAATGTAATTTTAGTATCGCTAATAATCTCCTTAACTTTAAATTCGATTTCATCGCCTGGTTGGATTTCTCTTGCCTTATGTTTCTTAGACATCTCTAATGATAAATCGTTAGAGTGAATCATTCCGGTTAAACAACCATCAAATTCAACGAATACTCCATATTTTGCAGAACCTGTAACGTTACCGATTTTAGATTCTCCAATGCTATTTCTAAGTTCCTCGACTTTATTAGGAATCATTGCCTGTAAATACTTTCTATGTGAAACAATTACGGTACCTCTTTCTGGAGAGTAACTCATTGGCACAACATACATTTGTGTATTTAGTATTGATTCAAATTCTGCAAGTTTATTAATTCCTGCAAGAGAACCTGGCATAAAACAATCTACCCCTTGTACATTTACAAAATATCCTCCATTTGGAATCATTCCAGTTACAGTTCCAATATAAGCCATATTTCCTAATTCAATAGAAGCTAATATTTCTCTAAGTATTGCAGCTTTAATTCCCGCTTCAACCGATCCTAATACATATCCTCTAGCATGTTTATCTGCTGAGATTTCAACGTCAATGGTTTGTCCAGGAACTAATTTCGCTTTTGAAATTACTGATTCTCTTGACATATTTACATATACCATTTCCTTGTGACCAATATCTATTGAGGCCCATTCCATATCCACAGAATATACAATTCCAGAATGTGTTTCTCCTGCGTTTACTGCAAATACAGGTGGATTGTTTGCCAATGCATTTTCCATTAAGTCATAAAGTTCTTGAGCGTACGGCTCTCTTGAATAAACCTTATGCCCATCCTTGGTTTTTACATGCGTGTTTGGTCTTTTGTAAGCTGAAGGACAATCAGCTAAGTGTGCATTCCAATCAAATCCTGGAATTCCTTCAGTTACTAATGCTTGTTTTGACATTTTTTTTTGTTTTGAGTGTTAATAAATATTATAGATTATATATATGTTTTTCTAGAAGGTAGTAGGACTAACACCTACCATAGGAATTGGTGGATTTGAAGGAATAAGCATTCCTCCTAAATATAAGAACTTAACTCCTAATAAATGTTTTGCACATGCAACCGATACGGCAGATGCAACGGCCTTTGAAGCAGTTGGAGTTAATGGTTGTTTTTTAAATCTCTTTCCAGTATTCCATGCCTTTCTTAAATCTCCAGCAAGTACATTCTTATTACCATATGATATTGGGGCATATTTACCACCTAACGGGGGTATAGAAGTACATGGTATTATTGGAGGACCTGGTTTAAAGGGTTGTACTGCCGTACTTTTCCAATAATCAATAATAGATTTTGCCATTAAATCATATCCATCTCCACCTTGGGAATCTTCCTCTGGTTTTCCAGCCATTGAATTACCCCATTTCATTAGAAGTGCATACCATTTATTTTTCTCTTCTAGATACTTTAAAATCTTTTGAGAATTTCTTCGTAATTCAGTCCTTTCATACGCCCATTCATTAAGTTTTCCAATAGCCTTTTCTCCTGGTAATATTATTTTTCTATTAGAATATCCAGGCATTCTGTCATCAATTTGCTTAAAAAATACAAATTTACAAATATCAGGTGCAGTTAACCATTCTGGAATCCTATTTTTATTATCGGAATGTTCCTCTTGAAAGATATATTCATTAATTGGATTTTTTATATCATCGGGTTTTGGAATTCCATAAATTTGCTTAAACGCGTCCTCTTCTTTAAGGTTTTTATTTTCCTTTAGAATATCATTAATAACATCACGTTCGGTTAAAGTACCCTTATATTCCTTTTCATATTTTTTAAGTTCAGACTCAAACTCTTTTTTTATATAAGCTAATGTAATTCCAAATACACCTCCTTGATTACCTTGCTTATTAAATTGTTCCATCAATGTTTTTCTATAAGATTCTGCCTTTTTAAGAGCTCTATTATGCGCAATTTGATTCTTTATTTTTTCATATACTCCAATTGATTCTATTCCTAAAATTTCAAATATCTTCGATTTTATTTTTTTCCCGTATGCTTTATTATATCCAATATCTAATCTATCAACCCACTCTCCAAACTCTGCACTTCCATCATTTTGATAAATAACGCGAAGAGCTATATTTTTAATACGTTCTTCTGGCGTCATATCTGCCATTATACCTCTTGGCTTTTTATCGGCAAAAGGATCTTTAATTACATCAATAACTGAAACACCTTCAGGTTTAATTTCCAAAGTTATTGTTTGGTTTATCTCTTTTAATAATGTAATTCCATCTGGAGAATAAACACCTTTAAAAATATAAACATATGAGCCGTTCTGAATAGGGGCAAGTATGCGTAATACATTATCAGATGCTATCTGGATAGGTTGATCCTCTCCGTTAATAGAATATAAGAATTTATAGTTTATTCCTTCTGTAAACCCTGAGATTGCCATGGTAATGTATTTTTCAGGAGGTCCTGGTTTTCCAGCTTCTTCTAATAAATTATAATCGATTACAGCGGCAACTTTTGGAGTTTCTTCAGTTGGACACGTAGATGGAAAGAATGGATAAAATATAAACTTTTCTAAGTTGTCTTTATTTTTCTCAGTCCATTTTTCAAGTTCACAATAAGGATCAAAGTTAACATCTGGTCCAGGGGATTTTTCAAACATATCAGCATACCTTGGATCGGTAGCCTTACTATCAAATAATACTTCCTCTTCCTCGTATATTTTTTTAAATGCTTTTTTGAAACCCTCCTCTAGTATTGTCTTTTGACCAGGTTGGTGCATATTGCCAAACATGGTTTGTGAAGTTTTTACACTATTAAAATATTCATTAGCTACAAATACTGCAAATTCATCTATACTAGAAGAACTTTGACTAGATAGTTTTGCAGATACTTTATTAATAAAAATTGGCCATTGTGCAGGCATAATATATGTTTTATAAGTTTATATATCTTATTTACCTTTTTGCTGATAATCCTTATGAGAAGATTTTAAACTACTAATAGCAGATGGTGTTGCTGCAGTAGGTGGACCTGATGGTCCAACTCCTGTCGGGTGAAAATGACTTTTATAATCATCCAAAAATTTATTCAACCATTTTTCTAAAGAAACTCCACGAACTGCAGGTTCAGCCTCATCTTCGCTACCTTCACCTGTATTACTTAAGAATATATTTCCAGAATCAAGGAATATCTTTTCGCTTGAAGATATTTTAATATAACCCTTTTCGTCAATTTGAATTAATGGTCTTTCCTTTGCTCCACTTCCTCGAGTAATTACTAATCCATCCTCTGGTGAGTGATAGATTCTAATATTTCTTACTTCATCATATACCAATGAAACAACATCATTTGCCTTTCCAGACTTTTCTAATACATCTGCTTTAAGAGCTTTACTCTGATTTATTTGAAACCAATATTCTGGGTGATATATGTTTCCATTATCAAAACGAACCGCAACTATAGTGCCAACATTTGGAGTGTGATGCGAACCAACAAAGTCCCTATTCATTGGAGTTGCCCATGGAATAGAATCATTTGGCAATTTATCAAATTTACCAAATACTTTTATTCTGCATCTTCCAAGAAATTTCGGATCATTATTATCTACAACCTCTCCTATCCAGTGGGTTTCTCTAATATTATCTTTGTCTAATTCAGTATCGGTAGCCATTAATTGTATACGTTTCCTAGGTTATTTATTGCTTTTCCAGCTGCGACATCAAGTCCCTGTTTTATGGTAGCTCCAGCTACATTATCATTTACATTTGCCTGTATTGCATTTCCAATATTTCTACTCTGTTGTGTTATGTCGGTTGCGTTATCAATCTTTCTTACGAAATTTGAAAATACATTTTCAAATGATGGAATTCTATTTACAGTTTTATTTCTAATTTCCTGTACAAGTTCTCTCTTTTTATCTTCGGCTAATTTCTTTAAAGCTTCTTTTCCTTTTTTCTCAGCTTCTTCCATTTTGCCTTTAAGTTTATCCTTTGCAAATTCTAAAGGTGTTTTGCTTGAAGCTTCAAAAAATTCAGAGTCAGGTGCCGGTGATAAATAGTCTTTTGTATGTTCTAATTCTTTTATAATTCCATTAAGTACCCTTGCTTCTATTTTGTTATAATTTTCATATTTAATAGTAATTGCATTTGCAGCAGGGGCTTCGGGACTTTTAGAAAGATCTGCAAAAATTGCAGTTCCAGTTGTCATATCGAATTCACAGTAATTTAATCCAACCATAAAATATGGACGACCAGTGTCTCCCATAATGCCTGCATTTAAATTTTCCACATCGATTTTTGGTTTCATATTATCTGGAAATCCAGAAATTGCATCTTTATTTAATTTCTTGGGTATACCTGAAACCTTTGTACTTGTATTTACTTGTATGCTTCTAACCTCAGTAACATATACGTACATTGAAAATTTTCTAAGGTTAGATGGTAATATATAAGATCGCTTTCTATCATCGTATATTGCATGACGATATAGGTGCATAAGACCTGCGATTGGTAAATTTAATGATTCTAACGTATCTATTTCAATTTTAGCATCATCACCTCCTAAATATGCTTCATTTGGGTCATGTTGGAAAATTCTTTCTAATCCTTTTAATGATTGCCAATACCATGGCATTTCATTATTAATTACCAATAAGGCGGTTTTAAATTCTTTAAAACTTGCTAAAGCCTCTGCATAAAAAGGATCTTCTGTTGATAATCTTGTTAAAAAATCTTCAGCAGGTCCTGCTAATAGTGGTGAATTCTCAGGATTATATACATCAAACAATATTGCAAAGGAAAGATAGGTCGGATCCTGGTATGGATATAATCTATATGAACCTTTCTTGAAATCCGATACATTTTTAAAATCTGACATGTATTATATATTGTTTTTATTTAATAGGTATAATTTAACCTTTCATTAATTCCGCAGAATTTGCTTCCTCTGTTTGTTTTATAACTGTTTCTATATTGTCACCTTCTACTTTACCATTTTTAGGAACATTATAATCATTTTTCTTAGCATCAGCCTGTAAAACGTAGTTACCTACAAATATACCAGGGTCTGGACCATATTTTACTTCCCATACAAAAACCTTTTTACTTTTGGAGGCGTTTACAGCACCCTGATCTACGATTTCTCCTGTTTTCCATGGTCGCCATGTAAAATCAACTTCTTTTTCAACAGTTTGGGCTTTATATGTTAATGTTACCTTTAATTTATATTTACCAGTTTTATCTTTAAAAGTATCTTTAGGTATGGTTGCAGTTATATTATATCTGTCCCATGAATCTCCTTCATATTCCATGGTTGCTTTTGCATCAAATTCTGCCTCAGAAGGTCCTGTAAATTTCATTTTTATTTTAGGAACTTCTGTAACTAACGCTTTATCGTCTGCTGACCATTTAAATTTAGGATTAAACTCATACCAATATCCTAAACCATTTTGATATTTGAAATAATCTAAATTTAAATCAAGAACAGGTTCTTTTATTGGTTCCGGAGCAGGCGGCGGTGGTTCTGGTGCAGGTGGTTCAACAACAGGTGGAGCAGGTGGAGTTTCCTTTGGTTTTGCAGCAGGTGGGGCTACCGTTTCCTTATTAATATTATTCATTCTACTTGGCCATTCTCTTCTTAATAGATTAAGTTTTTGACCTATGCTAGCATCTCCTGTCTTGTACGTGTATTGAATCCCTCCTATTATATAATAACCACTTAGAAATTCATCAACCACATATGTACCTGGATCCCCTACCTCGGTGTCTTCTACTTTTTTTGTATCAAACCCTGCAGTATCTTTAAGTTCCTTTATTGTTTTATCAGCTTGTAATACTTCCGAATTATTAGTATAAATAAATACAGGTATTTT